TGGACATGTCAAGCAAGCCGAACATAGATCGAGCAATCTTTGATGTACTATGTTTGTGTACAGATGTAGACACAGATAAAATAGCAGGTAAACTTACAATGAGGCAATTTGCCGAAAACGTAATAGAACCTATGCAACATGGAAAAGCACACTTAAGATATAGCGCAGATGGTGTACTATTATGGTTTTTTAGTTGGTTACCTATAAACGATAATGACTTAAAATATATGAAAGAAAATGATTGCACCTTTCCAGATAGATTTGAAATACTACAAAGAAAAACTGCTGATCATGCTCTTATAACTTTATCCCTGAGTAGACCAAAAATGTTTATGAAAGATAAAGATATTTGCAAAGATATACTAAAAGAAGTAACAACAAGAAACAGTGTTTATGCTTATAGGCCTGTTCAAGGAAAAACAAAGTTAAAAAAACTAAGGATTCTGTGATGGAAGAAACATCATTTAAAATTAAATCTTACGGTAAAGACGGTGTTATAAAAAAAGTTGAATGGTTAATGACCTTATCTGATGGTACAACAGAGTATCAACAGGGAGGAACAGTTCCTATTGAAACAACATTAAGTTCCTCTGCCTCAGAATCAGAAATAATAGAAGCAACAAAAGCACAAATTGGTGCAGCATCTTTAGCACAAATACAAGCAGAGGCAAACCATTATAAAATAAATAAACAGTCAGAAGAAGACTCTGCTACTGAGTATGTAAAATCTACGCTTACAGCCGCAGAAGAAAAAGCAATGTCTCCTGTTATGACTGTAACAAATTTTGATTTTATAATGGCTCTTCAAGATAAAGGTCACTATGATACAGTAAATAATTGGGTTACTAATTCTGGAACAGACAAGCAAAAACTCTTTTGGAAAATATCTCCTATGTACTCTTATTCTGCTCCTTTGAGTGAACAAATATTGGACGGTGCAGGTTTAAGTACAGCCCAACAAAAAGAATTATATCAACATGCTCTTAGTTTGAAAAACTACAGACCAGAATAGAGGTAGTATATGTTTGGTTTTAGCCCTTTTGGTGGAGGCCCATTAGGTAGTACAGGGGCTGATCCTAATTTAACTACAACTCTTGATGGTGTTTCAGCAACCTCCTCTGCAGGTTCTTTTTCCTTCACCACAGTAGTAAATCTTACTATCGGTTCTGCTACTGGTACAGGTGCTGCAGGTACACTGTTAGTTGCTCAAGGTTCAGCAACAGCTTTAAATGGTGTTTCTGGTACATCTGCTGTTAATGATGTAACACATACCTTAGATGCAGGACCAACTTTACCTAGTGCAACTTCTACTTCTGCAGTAGGTACTATAACAGGTATTAATGGATCAGCAGTAAACCTACCTGCTGCTGCTTCTACTGCATCAGTTGGCACACTTACCATTGCATCCGACTCTAGTGTTAGTGTAAGTGGTGTTTCTGGAACCACTGCTGTTGGTACTGTAGAGGGTTCTTTAAGAACAAATGTATTTATACCTAGTGTTTCTGCTTCTTCAGGTATAAATTCTCTTGCAATTTCTGCAAGTTCGAGTATAACTTTACCCAAAGTAATAGCACAGCTATTAGGTAACCCACCACAGTTTTCACTAGACGGTGATAAAACACTAGTTGGTGTACAGGGTACAACAGGCGTTGGCCTTACATCAAGGGGTGATGCAAACACAACATTAGCGACACCTGCTACCTTAACTTCATCAGTAGGAACAGTGTCGGCAAGCGGTCAAGCCAGAGTTGTAGACTTGACTGTATCAGCCATACTCTCAGCAGGAGGTGATCCCAGTAATCATGTAGGTGTCGCTAATGTCACCATACCTAGTGCAACTAGCACAATAACAGCATCAGACTTTGCTGATTTACTAAGTGTCAACAATGTTAATTTATTTAGTGTTGTTGCAGTCACAGCCGTAAACGTTTCTGCTACTGGCTTTCAGTTCGACTATGACGCTGTAAAAGATAATTTTAGTTTAGAACGAACTATCTTTATAAAGAAACAAGAATCAGAAGTACCGCCAATAGTGTATATACTAGAACAAGAACCTACAACAGTATTTATACGTGATGACACCAATGGCCTTGGTAACACGGTACATATAACAAGTTAAGGATGTATTCATGTCTTACAAATGGCCTGATAAAGACCCAGATGAAATAGTAGATTACACAGTAGACTGGTCAAGGTTTCTTGGTACAGCTACTATAACTGCATCTACTTGGTTTATCGAAGATGCCAATGGCAATAAAGAACAAGTGTCTGTTAATGAAATAGTTGATGGTCTTCAATTCTTATCTACCACTATACCTACTGGTAACCAAGCTGTTACAGTAAGATTTGGTCAAGGCACAAACAATAAAAGATATAAAGTTACGTGTAGGATAGAAACAAATACAGGTCTTTTGTTTGAGCGTTCAATCTTCCTACGTGCCAAGGAGAGATAAATGGCATATGATTTTCTTTCATTAGTAAACGATGTTAACAATAGACTTAACGAAGTAGAACTTACAAGTAGTAATTTTGCTACAGCTACAGGTTACTTTAACTTTGCCAAGGATTCTGTTAACTCATCACTCAGACATATACAACAAGAAGAATATGAGTGGCCTTGGAACCATGTTGAACAGAGTGATGTTGTAATTGCAGGGCAGGTTAGGTACGCTATACCCTCAGATGCAAAGACTGTAAACTTTAATACATTTAGAATAAGAAGAGATGACTCTCTAAATGTAGGAACTATCCACCTTAAGAATATGGAATACGAAGAGTGGCTAGATAAGCATGTTGATAGTGAATATAATACAAACAGCAAGGGCTGTCCAACGCATGTAATAAGAACACCTAGCAGAGAATATATTCTGTATCCAAACCCAGACAAAGCATATGAAGTAGTATTTGAATACTTTAGAGTTGGCTATGATTTGGAACAGCCTACAGATATTCCAAACTTACCAGAACAATATAGATATGTAATTGTTGATGGTGCTATGTACTATGTATATCAGTTTAGGGGTGACACACCTAGTGCAAACTTAGCTTTACAAAAGTTTCAGCAAGGTATCAAACACTTAAGAAGTCTACATATAAATCGTACAAATAATCTAAGAGACACAAGAGTGCGCTTCTAATGGCTACACAATGGAATACCTTTCCCATCGAATTTAAAGGTGGGCTTATTTCTAACATGTCACCTTTGCAACAGGGTCTAAATGCTATAGGCTCTGCTACTAAGTTAGAAAATATGGAGCCTAATCGTAGAGGTGGCTACACAAAAATCAAAGGCTACGAAAAGTTTAGCTCTACTCAAATTCCAGGTGAAGGAAAAATATTAGGACTTCACGTTGTGTCTAGTGGCAGGGCTGTTGTAGCTAGAAAAATAGACTCTGCTGCTGATACCGCATATGGCAGTATAGCTTCAGGTGACATAGGAAAGACTGGATACTATTGGGGTACTGGTACAAGTTGGAACCATATAGCTACCAGTGGTGATGTTGGTGGTGGTAAAGTATATAAAGCTACCTTTAACTTTGATGGTGATGATAAAACAGTATTTGTAGATGGTACAAATTACCCTGTTATTTATAATGCAGCAGGTAATACAGCGACAGTTCTTACCTCTAGTTCTACTAATATAAGTACTGATGTAGAAGGATCAGAACTAGTTTCAGTATTTAAGAACTCTGTGTTCTATGCAAAAGGAACTACTGTAAACTTTACTGTTCCGTTTACTGCTCACGACTTTACAACAGGTAATGGTGCAGGGTCTATCTCTGTAGGTAATACAATTACTGGCATGATAGTTTTTCGTGAACAGCTAATTATATTTACACAGGACTCAATCAAACGACTAGTTGGTAATAGTTCTTCAGACTTTAAATTACAACCAATAACAGAAAAGATTGGATGTATCAGTCCTGATAGTGTTCAAGAGTTTGGTGGTGACGTTATTTACATGTCACCTGACGGTATCAGACTATTAAGTGCAACAGATCGTATTGGTGACTTTGCGTTGGATGTTGCATCAAATAAAATATATGCAGACTCAGATGACTTTTTATCCTCGACAACACAGTTTGCTTCGGTTATACTACGAGAAAAAGGTCAGTATAGAATATTTGCATATATAGAAGCACAATCAACGGATGCAGCAAAAGGTTTAGCAGCTACAAAGTTTCTTGCTCAAGGTGCTGATGGTGTTCAGTGGTTTACAACAAAAGGTCTAAAAGTTTATATAGCAGATAGTGTATACTCAGGAACAGCAGAAGCTATAATGTTTGCCAACAATGATGGCTATCTGTATGAGATGGAACAGACTAATGCTTTTGATGGTGACAACATACAAACATTAGTGGAAACACCTTACATGCCAATCACTGACCCAGAGGTTAGAAAGACTGCATATAAGCTTACTCTATATACAAACCCTACTGGGCAGATGAATTTAAAGTTTAGATTACTATTTAACTTTGATTCAGGTGGTGACAATAGAGTACAGCAACCAGAGGAAATTGACGTAGGTGGTGCAGGTAGTACGGTAGGTATCGTTTTATTTGGTTCTCCGCAATCAATATATGGTGCAACAGGTGTTACATATGGTGCTAAACTCAAGAAGGTATACGAAGAAAATTTAATCGGGTCATTTAAGACTGCAGCAATGAGGATTACTAGTGATAGTACAGACCCACCTTTTACTTTAGACTCAGCAGTATTACAATATAGACAAAACGATAGGCAATAATCATGGCAGGATATACACGTCAGGCAGCAGCAAATATAGTTACAGGTGGTGTTATTGATGCTGCAGATTTTAACGCAGAATATAATGCGATTGAAGCAGCATTTAATGCATCAACAGGCCATACACACGATGGTACTACAGGCAATGGTCCACCTATTGAAAACATTGGACCTGCTGCTGACCTTGTTATTACAAGTTCTACAGTTCGTCCTAAGACAACCAATACATTGGACTTCGGTACTTCTACTGTTCAATGGAAAGACGGTTTCTTTGATGGCACACTAAGAACAGACTTACTTGTAGTAGATGAAACTTCTACACTTACTGGTAATGTCACAGCAGCAGCAGACCTCTCTGTAGGAGGTAACCTAACTGTAACTGGTAATGCAACAATTAATGGAAACCTAACCTTTGGTGATGCAGCAACAGATACGGTTTCATTTGGTGCAGATATTGACAGTAATATTATACCAGATGCTAATAACACATATGATTTAGGATCATCTACGCAGCAATGGAGAAACTTGTTTCTAGATGGACAAGCACAGATAGATGATCTTGTAGCTGACACTGCTGATATTGATGGTGGTACTATTGATGGAGCAGTAATTGGTGGAACTACTCCTGCAGCTATAACTGGCACAACTGTTACAGGTACTTCTGTTGTTGGTCCACTAACAGGGGATGTGACTGGTAACATAACAGGCAACGTAACAGGTGATCTTACTGGTGACGTGAAGGCTACAAACGGTACTACTGTTTTAGACTCTGGTACAAATGGATCAGATGCAACTATTACAGCTACAGTTACAGGAGATGTTACTGGTAACCTAACAGGTAATGTGACAGGAAATGTTACTGGCAACGTTACAGGAGATTTAACTGGTAATGCTGACACTGCTACAGCCCTAGCAACAGGACGTAACATAGCTTTGACAGGTGCTGTAACAGGTACTGCTACAGGTTTTGATGGTTCAGCAAATGCAACAATAGCAACAACATTTGGAACTATTACGCTAGGCACAGACACAACTGGTAACTACATGAGTGATGTGACAGCAGGTACTGGCATTACTGTAACTCACACTGCAGGTGAAGGTAGTAATGCTACCATCGCCCATGCTGATACATCTACTTTATCTGGTGCTACAAGCAACTCAAGCAATGACTTCATTCAAAACATTACAGTAGATGATAATGGACACGTAACAGCTATTACATCTGGTACTGCTACTGCCTCTGGTGGTAGTACTTATACTGCAGGTTCAGGTTTAGACCTAAGTGGCTCTAATGTGTTTAGTGTAGAGGCAGACTTAAGAGATGGTATAACTCACGTAGGCCGTGATAGTAACGATTACATTGCTATAAATGAGCAAAGTATTGACTTTGTTCTTGACGGTAACACAGATGTTCGTATTGAAAACGATGGTGACTTACATGCAGATGGTAATGTTATTGCATATTCAACAACTATCTCTGATGAAAGACTTAAGACAGATATACAAAAGATAGACAATGCGTTGGACAAAGTATCTCAACTAAATGGATATACTTTTGAATATAAGCATGACGGTAAAAAATCTGCAGGGGTGATTGCACAAGAACTAGAAAGTGTAATGCCTAGTGCAATCGAGCAAAAACGTTTACCTCTTCAGACACATGATGGTGAAGAGTACAAGATTGTACAATACGATCAACTTCACGGTTTACTTATCGAAGCAATAAAAGAACTAAAAGAAAAACTAGATGAGTGTAAATGCAAAAAGTGTGAGTGTGAATAATGGCTTTACCAAGTAGTGGACAACTTAGTTTAAATGAAATTCATATAGAAGCAGGTGGTACTACTGGTACTGAAGTTACTTTAAACGATAGTGATGTTCGTACTTTAATTAGTAAAGGCGCACAAGTAGAAAATAAAATCAGTGAATACTATGGTGCTTCTAGTACTCCTTCTTTTACTGTAGATGAAACTAGCACAGTAGGAACAAACTCAAACTTGATTGCGTACTTACAGACCTATCCTAATACGAGTGGAAACAACAACCTTAACTTAGGGGTTGCAAACAATTCCTCCACAGTATCTCTCCGTATCCGAATGGGGGATGGTGGAACACCTGAATATTATACTCAGACAGGTTCTTCATATAGAATACAAAGCCCTGCAGTAGTAGCTGATGCATCAGGCCATAGACATGATCATATAGGTTTTGTTAGAGATGGTGGTGATGGGTATGGATTTACCTTATGTTATTGGTTTTGGGAAGCAGACTCTGGTGGTGCTTTATCAGGAACAAGTTGGGGTTCAATGAAGTACTATGATCAACTCCAAGATACGCAAGACGGTAGCATGGCAGGACCAACAGTAACCTCTGGTTCTTCTTCTGCCTATGTGGAGACAATAGCGCATAGTGGTGGCGTTAATGTAACAAACCCTGACAACGATCCTTATACTTACGGTGACGTAGCAATGTTGTCGCAATTAACTAATGGTGCAATAACAAATGACCCCACAAATATATACACTTGGACTGGTGGGATTATATACATGGATTGTAATTTTAACTAATGGCTAGAAAATTAACAGATACACAGTGGAAGATAGTACACAAAGCAGCTTACGCCTATCGTAACAGTGATACTTCTTTAATTGCAGGTTTACAAAATAAACAACATGCAAAATATTTTTGTGAAGAATTTGGTTTTGATTATACTGCTAATATAGCAAATGATAATGCCTATCATTGGGTGGATGTAGATAGTCTTGGAACGAATGAGAACAGGATATATATTCAAAATGACCAAATGAATCCTCAATTTGGAAAAGGTTATTTTTTAGATGAGAATAATAATATTACAATAGTAAAAGAGTATAATATAAAAAGAACTAAGATATATCCTTACTTACCTTATTATGAAATAGTAAGAAAAACTTATGGTGGTGAACTTATAGATACTCAAAAAGAATATTTTTCCGATGATAAAACAATTTGGAAAGGATCAAATGAGCCTTGGGATTTGTGTGAAAAATTAGGTTGTATTCCTCCTAGAATGTTTAGTTATAGAGAAGGTATGACACAAACTTATACTCACATACCAAACGTTTTAAATTCTTTTGACCCAGAACAATATCTTATTTCTATAGGTAAGGGCATGTAATGATAACCCCAGAAGAACTAGAAGATATGCTAGATCGTGCAGCCAAGCGTGGTGCTACAGCAGCATTGCGTGAGGT